TCTTACTTTTTTCAATGTCAAAATTGACATAGGGGGTCGCGACTGTTTAAATGCCTTAGAAATGGAGGCGAACATGTCAGAAAAACAATGGCCTGCGGATAGCGTTACACGCCGCAAAATATCTTCCCTAATTCCTTATGCACTAAATAGTCGCACGCATAGCGATGAACAAATTGCTCAAATTGCAGCGTCGATTAACGAGTGGGGTTTCACCACACCAATCTTGATCGACAAAAACGGCGGAGTAATCGCTGGTCACGGTCGTTTGTTGGCGGCGCAACGTCTCGGCCTCGAAGAAGTGCCAACGATGACGGCAACTGGTTGGAGCGATGCTCAAAAGAAGGCATATGTTATCGCCGACAACAAGCTAGCATTGAACGCTGGTTGGGATAACGACATCCTCAAGATTGAAATGCAAGAACTCGGCGACCTTAATTTCGACTTAACGTTGACTGGTTTCGGAATTGAAGAAATGGCTTCGTTGTTTGATGATGTCAAATTACCTTCAAGCGATGACGAAGACATTTCGGAAGTTGAAATCCCAGAAAACCAAATGCTTTTGACATTTGAAAACGAAACCATTTTGCAAGATTGGTTCAATCGTGCTGAAAGCGAGGGTATAAAATGCAAACTTTTGTAGTTGATTTGAAATCAGACCCGCCGTCAGGATTTAGAAGCATCAAAGCTGCGCAATCTGTTGATTTGAATGTTGCTGAAAAACTGACGCATCACATGGAAATCAAGGCTGATGTTTCAACAGATTTTAATGTCGGGTTGATTATTGGGGCTTCTGGTTCTGGCAAAACGACATTGGCGATGGAAATTTTCGGCCCAGCGTGTTTTGAAACGATGTTAGATTTTTCAAAGCCAATCATTGAACAGTTTAAAACGTCGATGTCATATGACGAATGTGCGGCTGCGTTGAACGGCATTGGGTTATCGCAGGTCACTTGTTGGGTAAAACCAGCGGGTGCGTTGTCGAATGGTCAAAAAGCCCGCGCTGAAGCTGCGTTGCAAATGACATCGAACAGACCTTTTGTGGTCATTGACGAGTTCACTTCCGTAGTTGATCGCTCGGTTGCAAAAGTTATGGCTCATTGCGTTCAAAAATTCGCTAGAAAGTTTGGCAAGAAAATCACGCTTGTTTCGTGCCACTATGACGTAACCGAATGGCTCAACCCCGATTGGGTCATTGACTGCAATGCAGAAATCTACACAGACAGGAGGTGTCTTTGGCGAGACTTCAAACGGTCAGAAACTTTCAAATTTGAAATTGCGAGATGCGACAGAAATTCGTGGAAGCGTTTTAGCAAGTATCACTATTTGAGTCATCGAATGGCTGGCGGTCACAACGAGACTTTCGGGCTATATTACGAAGGCAAACAAATAGGATTTCAATGTTTTTCAAATTACGTTCCACACAGAAAAGGAACCGTTAAGATCATGCACAGCAACAGGACAGTGATCCATCCTGATTATGTTGGTTTTGGCATCGGCATGAAATTGATTGATCTGACTTCTGGAATCATGATCAAAGATGGGTTTCGCGTTATGGCAAAATTTAGCAGCGTTCCTGTTTACAAATCCATGAGCAGAAACCCTCTTTGGAAACTCTCTGAAGCATCAAACAACACTCACGCCGCGCAATATAACGCGGGCGGGAACATGAGCAGAAAAGGCGGGTTTCGTCAGGCGACCCGCACGTTTTCTTTTAAATACGTCGGGGCGTCACAATGAACGTTGGTCGATCACGCGTTGCAAATGTGAGCGTTGTTGCCGAGCGGCGTGACGGCATAGATCATAGTGCGACGGTCATCAAAGCCTGTTGCAAATTCTTTGGCATCGTTCATTGTTTTAAACTCTTTGCGAATGCGCGATGATTGTTTCGAGCCGCGCACAGCGACAAACATTTCTGCATTGTTCAAGCAATCAATTTCATATTGTGTCATTCTGTTTTCCTTTTTTGCGTTATCTAAAGACATATAACAAACATATAAAAGATTGCAAAGGGGCTTTGACGTGACGCGCGGACGAAAACCAAAGCCTAGCGCAATGAAGGTTATCACAGGGCAGGATCGCGCTGATCGTATGCCGAAAGGCGAACCTATCCCTATTACGATTATGCAACAGCCGCCAACGCCGCCAAATTACCTTGATGAATACGCGCTCGAAGAATGGAATTTAGTTTGCGGCGCGTTATTTCGTTGCGGCGTTTTAACAGAAATTGATGGTCGTGGACTTGGGCTTTATTGCATTGCGATGGGCCGCCTACGCAAAGCCGAAGAAGCAATTCAACAGATGGCAAGGGCAAACCCCGCCAGCGGAGGTTTAATTATGAAGACGACCAACGGCAACATTGTGCAAAACCCGATGATTGGGATTGCCAACACGGCCATGCGTGACGCGGTAAAATACGCTGCGGAATATGGCCTAACACCATCAAGCCGCGTGCGACTCGGTGTCGAGTCTGACAAGGCAAACGAAAAAGACCCTGCCGCAAAATATTTTACATGACGCATATCGTCCATCAATACGCGGAAAAGGTTTTAGCTGGCGAGATCGTCGCGGGGCCGCACGTTCGCAATCAATGTAAACGGCATCTTGCCGACCTTGAACGCGATGACATCTATTTTGATGAAGACGCAGCCGATCGCGTTATCGGGTTTTTCCACGACGTGTTACGTTTAAGCGAAGGCAAGTTTGAGGGCATCCCGTTCCACTTACATATAAGTCAGGCGTTCATCGTCGGATCAATCTTTGGGTGGAAAACGCCAGACGGCAACAGGCGCTACCGTCGCGCTTATATTGAGATGGGCAAGGGCAACGGTAAGTCACCGCTTGCAGGCGGCATCGGCCTCTACGGTATGATGGCCGATGGCGAAGCGGGCGCACAGATATATGCGGCAGCGGCCAAAAAAGATCAGGCGATGATCTTGTTTCAAGATGCTGTAAAGATGGTTCGGCAATCGCCGATCCTTGAGCCTCGCGTTACGAAATCAGGCGTCAACCCAGTTTGGAATTTGGCGGACATGTCTAGCGGTTCTTTTTTCCGACCGATTAGCAGGGACAGCGGAAAGTCGGGTTCTGGCCCGCGTCCGCATTTTGCGCTTTGCGATGAAGTACATGAGCACCCAGATCGCGGTATCATGGAAATGCTGGAACGCGGTTTTAAATTCCGCGAACAGCCGTTGCTGCTGATGATTACAAACAGCGGATCAAGCCGAACCAGCGTTTGCTGGGAAGAACACGAACACGCTTGTAATGTCTCAGCAGGTGATACAATTGACGACACGACTTTCCCATATGTCTGCGCGTTAGATGAAGGCGACGACCCGCTGTCTGATCCGACTTGTTGGGTAAAGGTCAACCCGCTTCTTGGCGTAATTTTAAAAGAAAGCTACTTGCAGGGCGTCGTCGATCAAGCGAAGGCTATCGCAGGAAAATTAAACAGCATTTTGCGTTTGCATTTTTGTATTTGGACGGATGCCGAAGCGGCGTGGATTAGTCGAGATGCGTGGGAAGCGTGCGAAGACCCTGAAATGACGATTAACGATTTTGAGGGCCAACCATGTTTTATCGGTCTCGATTTATCGGCGACTAAAGACATGACAGGTTTAGCATATGTTTTCCCTGATGGTTACGACGACGACAATAGACCAAAATTTGCTTTGTTTGCAAAAGGTTATACGCCGAAGGACACGTTAGCCCAACGCGAGTTGACCGACCGCGCACCTTACACCGTATGGGCTCGCGACGGTTGGTTGGTAGCGACCGATGGCAGCGTTGTTCGTTATGACAAGCTCGCGTATGACATACTGCAAGACGCCACGCGGTTCGACATCCAAGCTATCGCCTACGACAAATGGCTTATCAAAACATTTGAAGCGGCGATGGATGAACAAGGCGGCACGCTTCCGTTAGTCGAACACCCGCAAGGCACGAACCAACGTAAAGACAGCCCGCTTTGGATGCCGCAATCTGTCAGCCAGTTTGAGGATTTGATCTTAGAAAAGCGCTTGCGGATCGAAGTCAATCCCGCGTTGCGGTCGGCGGTAGCGTCTGCCTGCTTTTGGACATCGCCAGCGGGCTTGCGTCGATTTGAAAAACAAAGGGCGACAGGTCGAATCGACATCACGCTTGCGGCGACGATGGCAATTGGCGCTGCGGTTAATGGCGACGGCGGAATGTCTGCAACTTCGCCTTGGGACGACCCTGCGTTTACACTGGCCTCCTGATATGCTATTTTGCAACAAACCATGCGCGTGGATACAAAACTGATGGCATTATTTGATCGCTTCCGTCGTAAGGAAGACCGCAATTTGGAA